CCAAGCTTCTCAAGTATCCAAGCTTTCGGAGCAATCTCTTTAATAACTGCCTCTGTAAAGTCGATACCTATTGGCTCTACTGATACTATTTGCATTTCGCTTGAAGCACCATGTAATTTGGCAAGTAAATTGAATACTTGCTCAAGATATATTTGCTTATCGTTGACATAAGTGTTTTTAAATATCTCGTAAGAATCACGCATCTGCTGGCGAGAACCAAGTTGACCCGGAGTAGAAATACCAAATAAATCTGGAGCAGTAATTTGATGGCCAGCGTAAAGATTTTGCTGAATTAATTTATCTACGTTTTGGAAGTCTTCCTTTGTAATGTCTGAAGCTCCTAAGTCATCTACTATCGGTTTGCGTGAAGCATCGTTTGTAAATGAAAGGATAAACTTCTTACCATCTGATCCGGTAAAGCGCTCAGTAAACTTGCGCTCAATTGTGCGCTTCTCGTCATCTGTTGGCTCTCCGTTTGGTAAAGTAATTAACTTGCTTGCGCTGAATCCAGTTTGAGCATTTCCTAAAACATGTTTAGAAATTTCAATGTCTGACTCAATGTAGTTTAAAGCACCGAAATAACCCGGCAAAGCGTAAGCATTAAGATTAGGACGATACTCCTTTAGGTAAAGAATCTGAGTACCTGTGCGAACTTGAGAATTAAATGCGTTGTAAACTTCTTTCTTATAATTTCTTTCTTTCCAATTGTCCGAATACCAGTACTGAGTATTATCCTCGTTGGCTCTTACTTTAGTGTAGTCAATATGGTAAATCTCATTTAGGTTCTCGCCTACTTGAGACCAAATGATTTGCAAGTATGCACCTCCAAAGATTTCAATGTCGGTAGATACTTTGCGTAATACTTCGGTTAACGACTCTGATTGGTTTGCGCTCGCGATGAATTGTTCACCAATGGGATCTGCGTCCCCTACTATTTTGAAACCGTTACCAGTAATGTAGTTAACCTTGCCTTTGATAATCGCATTATGCTTCGCTGATTTGTTAAACAAATCTACTAGATAATTGGGATATTCGTTTTTATGTCCAAACTCAATATATCCTCCGCCTTCGCCTTTCTTCTCCTTGTATTCTGGTTGCTTGGCTTCCGCGAATGAAAGCACTAATAATTCATTGCTCATATATCTCGTACTTTGTAAGTATTCGGTGTATTATTGTAGCTTGTAAAGCTGAAATCTGTCGCATCTTTTAGGTTCATCTGACCTACTTCTACGATGCCAGTAGCATTAGCGGGGTTTAAATTGCTTGTGCTTGTCTGCTCGTAAATAACATAGCTATATTCTCCGCTTGTCTTGTTAGTAAAGTGAGTATTTATAACAATATTAAAGCTATTAAACCTTTCTTTATACGCAGATAAATCAGCGCTCCCAAGAATTACAAAGCTTACCGTTGTGTTGTCCGTTCTTGACTTAAAAATAAATAGCCAATTCGGAGAAGTCAAAGTAGCCTTCTCCGTTAGCGTTAAAACTATATTCTCAGTCTGCCCTTTAGTAAAGTGAATCATCTCTAATAAATAGCAATACTTTTATTTTTATCCTTAAACGAAAAAAGGGTAGGACTTCTGCCTACCCAATTCTCTCGCCAACCAAACGAACTATCTTACGAAGCTACCGTTAAACCTGCGATAATACCAGCTGAAACCTCTGGAGCTAACTCGCCTTCAGAACCGCTGAAAGTTAAAGTGTAACCAGAACGATCTCCCTGAGCAGTACCAGTTGCGCCGTTTCCGCCAGTCAAATTGATACCATGAACCTTACCAAGTAGCCAATACTTGCCGTTATTATCTCCTACTACCGCTTGCAAAGTATTTTGTGCTAGTAATAAAATTTCGTTACGAGTATTAGCTTGCAATTTGTTTAATATAATGGATAATTCTTGAGCGTAGAATACCGTTCCATTTTGAACCGAAGCCGTGATGTTTTCTGTAAGAGAAGAAGTACCCGGTACCAATTCATACTTGCGGAAAACTTTTGAAGCTTGCTTAACTACTGCCGTAATAACGCCAGAAGCTTGAGTAACAGAAGTTACGTTTTTGGATTCAATGAAATAAACTTCGGTAATTCCACCTAAAGAGTCTCTACAATCTAATGTATATCCTTGAGTCAATGCACAAGCCATATTATTTTTCTTTAAAGTGTTAAAATTAGGGGAGTCCAATCCAATGGAATCTCCCCGAACCTATTTAAGCTAAGATGAAATCTACTACTTCAGCAGGGAATGCAAAGTTTACACCCATTTTGAACTCAGATACAAAACGAACTTGATCTGCTTCTTTAGCGTAGAACAATTCGAAACGCTCTTCTTCGTTCAATAAATCAGTACCTAAGAACAAGTTAGACAAACGAGTTGCGTAAATCTTAGAAGTTCCGTTCAATCCCGGAGTTGCTACTACCTTGATTTGAGTACCCGGTAAAACAAACTCAGAATCTGCTGCACCGTCAAAAGTATAAGCGAACAAGTTAGCGTTCTTTAATGCGATAGTGTAAGTGCGGAATACGTCTTGACCTACCATGATAGCTACATCGTCTTTTCCTACAATCTCAGCTGGGATAGCCTTGTAAACCGCATCTAAAACTGCAATTACTACACCAGCAGTAATGCCAGCAGAAGCTGCCAAAGGAGTTCCGTAGAATCCAGAAGTATTTGCGTGAATTACTGAAGCCGAAGCAGCAGCTACTAACTTAGCTAAACCGTCAAACTTGTTCAAGTTTACGTTAACTGAAGTAGTGTCTCCTTGCCAGATAGCAGTCTCTAATTGAGCAGCAATCTTGTCAGCCTTACGTTGTGAGTACTCAGCAGCGTAAGCAGTAGAATCGTAAGTAGAACCAGCAGTTAATGCTTTCTGCAAGTACTTAGACTCTAAATCTTTCGGGCAAAGTGCCTCGTTAACCTTAATCTTACCAATCGTAACCGTACGTTGTGTAAAAGAAGTTGAACCAGAAGCAGTAAATCCACATGAACCACCATCTTGGAAGATAGCGTCTGTGTCCATGATATTAATTGTCTCTGCTGATTTTACTCCTAACATTACGTTTCCTTGCGCTTTAATCAAAGAAGCCGTTTTTGCGCCTAATACAGAAGAAGCTACTAATTGAGCTACGTTTTCTTCCGTGTAATTTGCTAGTGTGCTTACTACAAATGCCATTTTTTTTTAATTTAAATTGTGATTTTTTATTTTACAAATTTAGCCATGAAGCGATCAACCTTGTCCGCCTTTGACTCTGTTACTTTAAATGATTGCTTAGGAGCTTGAATTGCGTCTGCGCTAGGCATCTTTGCTAACTCTTCTACCAAAACAAATACTTTTTCAAATGCTTGATTAAACTTACCATCCATCTCGTCCAACTTAGCTTTTAAAACTTCGTTTTCTGCTTTCAAGTAATTAATCGTTGCATCCATTTCGTCGAATTGATTTGACATGTCCATTTCTTTGTCTTTTTTCAATTCATCTTCTACCTCTGGCATTTCAGCTATTGGAGATTCGATCCCTTCGACCTTACCTTCAACTACTGAGACCATAGTACCATCTACTAATTCGTACTCGCCATTAGGCGCAGCAACCGCATTACCAGACTCGTCTACTAGCATCGCATCTGCACCAATCTCTAAAGATGACAAATCCATTTTGCTACCATCCATAAGATCGTAGGTTTCGAATGTCAACTCAGTAGCTGGCTCTTGCGCTACCTCTTCAGCTTGCACTTCTGTTTGACCAGAAAGCAATACTTTGATTTGCTCAATTCCTTCTTTTACCGTCATTGTGTTTTACTTTGTGTTTATAAATAAATTAATCTGAATACTTTATCGTTTAACCTGCTCAAGAATATCTACAATCTTAGACCACATCGCCTCTTCTACGCTTATAGATTGCTTCTCTTTTTTGTAGTTAAATATCCCTTCAACTGAGAATCCCTTAAACTCTCCAGTCTTAATCTTTTGCCAAACATCCTCGTTCTCTACCTTAAAGCTTCCGAACCAAGAACCTTCTGGCGCATCCTCGAATCCTTTCATTGGAGAAATACCTCTTGCAGAATCTACAATAAATGACTCGTACAAAGTTATACCGTCAACTGCTTGCGCTTCATCATGCATTAAGTTTACGTTTGACTGATAGCCTTTCTTAAAAAACTTCTGTGCTATCTTTTCAATCGTTTCTTTTGTAAACGTTACATAGTATTCGCCATGCTGATCGTTACGGTAGATAGGAGTATCCGCAAGCATTAAAGCGCCTGAGACTATGCGTCTGTCTTCGGATTGGATAGCAAAGTTATTACGAGCTTCTTTGAACTTTAAGAAGTTGCGCTCTATTGCTGGTCTGTCAACTAAGGCCACAAAGTCTACCTCTGCTCCATCGTTTAAATCGTCGCTAATCTCTAGCTGATAAATTGGTAAATCCATAATTATATTCTTGCTGCGTTTTCTATTCTTCTAATTCTCTTTTGACTTCCAGTAATATCCGACTCCACGACATAAGCTCTAGCTACTACGTTGCTAATTGTGTTTAAGCTTGCAGCATCTAAAGCCGTTGGAGATGCTGGAGTAAACGTTGGTGCTACCGGAGCTGAAGTACTAAGCCCAGCAATACTTGGTGCTGCGCCTCCACCTGCCGAACCTCCCGGAACAGATTGAATAATTGACCTAGCCTTTGCAATGTTAGTTAAAATCTGAATTAATCCAGTAGCATATTGCAAAGCTCCCGCCGATCCAAAAGAAACTGAGTTTAATGGATTCTTAGAAGAGTTTGCAACTAATGCAGAAATGGCCGTACCAGTATCAATTGCTACTTGACCTAAAGCTAATCCTTTCTGTAATGCACTTCCTTGTGCTGCAAGTCCAGACAAAGCGCCTAATATTCCGCCAATTGCGTTAGCGTTAGCCTCTTTAGAAAGTCTTTCGGCATCATCTAAATCAATTCTATTTTTAGTTAATTGAGCTACTCGCTTATTATATTCTCTTTCACTAATTAATTTAGTATTAAATAGTTCTTTGTTCGCTGCAATTTCTGCGTCGATTGCTTCACGTTTAGCATCAAACTTTGCTTGTTCATTTGCTTGTACAAATTCCAAGTCTTCTATTTGACGATTATAATAAATGCTTCTAATATCATTGTCAGCTATTAGCTTGTTATTTTCAATGTCTTGCTTTTTAGTTGCAAGCTCATTTTCTGCATCTACTTTTAATTGCGTACCTTCTTGGTAAAGCTTAACATTATCCTCTAAGCGCTTTATTTCTAAAGCAGATTCCTCGTCTAATATTTTACGCTTTGCAATTGCTCGTTCTTGCTCGTCAATAATTAACTCAGTATTGGCTTTCTTTTGAGCTATTAATAAAGTATTTATATTTAATATTCTTGACTTTTCTAGATTCTGTTGTTCTAATAATAAAGCGTTTTGATTTATTAATTGCTCTGATCTAAAACCTTCTACTTGAGCAAGTACCGCTTGATATTGATTTTGTGCCTCAATCTTTGCTTTTTGAAATTCAATACTTGTGCTATCTTTTTTAAGATTAGCATCTGCCGCTTGAATTAATAATCCAGCTTGTTGTAATTGCGCAGCTTGTGATTTCTCTAATACTTCTCCTAATCTTTGATTGGCATCTGCTCTCTCTTGAATAGACTTAGAAGTATCGTCTCTTATTTGTCTTTCTTTTTCTGCAAGTCTATCAAATTTTTCAATTAAACCAGAAAGTCTAGCAGCAGCTAATTCAGCTTGGTTTTGTAGTTCTACATTTGCTTGCGCAGTTTTTAATACATTCTTTCCGTAGTCTAATACCTTCTCTGCAAGCTTTCCTATCTTTCCAGTAGTATCGTCAACTCCAGTAGCAACATCTACTAATTCCTTGCCTGCCTCTTTAGCTGCTTCAACTGCACCTGCAAAATCTCCAGTAAATAATTTTTTTAATGCAGTTCCGACAAAACCAGCTACTTCTAGTAAAGAATTAAACCGCTCAATTAAATTCTCCTTTATTGCAGTCCCTAATTTGGATGCGAACTCAGTAGGATTCTCAAATGCGTTTTTGAAGAAATCAATTACCGGCTGAGTATTGTCAACTATAAAGTTCACAAAGTCCCCAACAATTATAGATAAAGCTTCCGTAGCAGTTGCAAGAACTTTAGTGATTTTAGAATTTTGTCCTAAAATCTCTCCAAACTTTTCAAATACTTTTAAAATAATAGAAGCAGCTCCAAGCGTTTTAACCGCTTGACCTAAAGAACTAAAAGCGCCTTTAGCACCTTCAGCAGATTTAGCGGCTTTCTTACTACTATCGCCTACTTCATCAATCGCACCTGATACCTCAGCAACATCCTTAGCACTATCTCCGGTGTCTACTTTTAGTTTAACTATTACTTCTTCTTTTTGCGCCATTAGTTTGCGTATGTTAATTCAAGAACTCTTAATAATTCTACTTTTGTCGTAGTTGGTATGGCTGGATTAAAATCGATAATTTTATTAAGTCTAAATAAAGCTCCATCTATATAAATTAGTCTTGCAAAATTTAGGGAATAAATATCTTCGACCGTCAAATATAAATAGCAAGTAAGAAGCTTACTATCCTTGCTTGTTATCTCGGCTATGTAGTCTCCCCAGAATGCAGTAAATAAATTAGTGCTTGGATAGGGAGTTGTTAAAGTGAAATATACTTGATTAGGTATTGCAAAATTTAAGTCATTAGTAGGCTCGGTAGGATTATCCAAGTGTCCAGCATATCCGTAGTAAGAAATTGAACCGCCTCCTAAATTGGCATTACCTTCTGCTGCCACCTGCTTTATATGATAAGCCGTGACACCGCTAACGTAGGCGAACTGCATAATTCTTATATTGTGGTCTTTAGAAACTTCTTTATTAGTGCCATCTCCTTTTTCTATGCTAAATATAGATGCGCATAGTTTTGTGTCTCCAGTTCTTTTAACTAAAACTGAAGGCGAAAATATTACTTCTACATTTTGACTATCCTCTGCAAATTGGTATTTACTATCTTCTCTTCTGTCTGCATACGTTTGGTTATATCTGCTTTGGTATTCGTCATTATAGTAATCGTCATCCTCTTTGTACTTAAACTCAAAATAACGAGCATTTAATTCGCTCATAGGTTTAAGGGAAACTTCCTTACTATGGTCTACCTTGTTTGACCAATCTACCGAATCGGCCGAAGGATCGGAAAGCAAAAGTAAACCAGTAGGATCGCCCGGTTCTCCATGAAGTAGAAGCTCGCCTAAGTCATTAATCTTTAAAAATCCAGCACCTTTTAAATAAAAATCAATATATGGTTCAATCAATAAATGATTGCTAAGCTCAGCATCCTCAAAAACATATAGATTAAATAATCTACATACCGAAGCAAAGAAATCTTTTTGTTTAATTCCTCTTGGTAGCAAGTCCTTCATGTTAAGCAAATCTCCTTCTTGCGCTGGAGTTACTTGCGGATAATCAGAAATAAATTTTAAATTAAGCTCAGGATATATAATACAATCAAAACTTAGAGAACCAAAACTATATTCAATTTTTATGTTATCATTTAAATCTAGCGTTGTTTCAATTGTTAAATCAACTAAAAATATTTGAAAGTCTACGGTTGAAGTAAATGTTTCTGTATATAAAGTATCTGTATTTTGTTTAACCGTTAATGTAAAATAACCTACTCTGTTTAAATAAGGAAATCCAACAATACTAATTTTGCCTAACGTTCCATTTTGACCTATAAATTTAAAGTCTTGGTCATTAATAGTTTCAAATAATGATAAATTATTAACAATTGAAAAATCAATTTTCCCCTCAGTTGGGAGTAAGCTATCAAATGTCCTAACATCTAATAAGTCTTGTCTTAATTGCTCAAGAAGCGCTTTGTTATTAGGTATAAGTAAACTTTTGAAATACGGAGTTTCAAAGAACGCAGACTCGTAGGTATAGTTAGCATTCTTAATAATCGAATCCATAAATTCGTAAACATGAAACGCTGGTCTAAATGCGTCTAGATGATAATCTATTGAACCATGCTTACAATTTCCGTAATCAATTAAAGGATAAACTACACCAATGCCAGAAGCTACTGCACCAGACGGATCCCAAGAAGCTAAAACATTTGCCTTTGTCCATTCCTCATTGTATGTATTAAAGTTATTCATCTCTTCAATTAGGCTATTGCCAATTGCAGCAGAAAAACCTCCAAGCTCGCCAAATACTACGCACTCATATTCAATCGCACCATCATTGATTCTGACCTCTAGTAAGCGTAATACACCTTTAAAAACTTGTATTTTATTTACAAAGATTTTTGCTTCCGCTTGCTTAGTCGGATCAAAATTATACCCAACATTTGGAAGCTCAGGATTACTAACGAAATAATTGTTAGCACTAGCAAAATTATATATGTGGCCAAAGACCTTATT